TGGTGCAAATTCCCATATGTCTACATTAAACTCTGTCCAAAGTGATGGATCGTAACTGTCTGGGTTGACTTCTACATCACCAGCGTTAACTGGGGTGTCTGCCCACTCTACTGCGTCTGTTGTTGAATTGTAAGTTAATACTTTACCGTTTGTTGCACCGGTTGTTGAAATCTTTGCAAGTGTAACTGCATCATCGGCAATCTTTGCTGTAGTAACATTTGCATCTTTAATGAAATCTGTTTTAATACTACCAGTACTAATATTTGTATTTGGTGTTCTAACCTTTAATGGCATGATGTCTCCTTATGTTGTCCTGTGTGCTCCATATTTGACCCTACAGAGCGTTTGTTAGTCATTGTCATCATTACGTGCGTTTGTTATTATTGATGAGCCATAAACAGCAGAATCGTATTCTCTTAATGACAGTGTTACTTCACTGCTTGGTTCTACGACTGTTGACATAACTCTAAATTCTTTGTTTGTAATACCAAATGTAGAGTTTGTAACTGTTACTTTGTCACCTACTTGTAAGTCAATTGCTTCAACTGTACATTTAAGTTGAATCATATGTGACTGTCTACTTTGATTGATTTCTTCTATTAATATTTGTTCTACCACACTTGCTGTCTTTGTGAATGGTAGTGGAATATTTGCTTCTAATGGCATACCGTTGTCTTGTGAAACAAGTGTAGAACTTGTAATAACTTTAATGTCATCTTTGTAACCAGTAGATTCATTTAAGAACTTAGCAGTCATTTTATTGAAAATAGACTTTTTGTCGCCTAATATGTATTCAACATTACCTATTGTATTGTCATCTGTGATTGCTAATGATGTTGTATTCTCAGTTTGGTCAATGAGTAATCTGTATTTGTTACCAAATGCGATGTAACCGCGGCAACTTGTAAGTATGTCAATTAAGTTTGCATACACTGTACCACTTGTTGAAACATTACCTCTTGTTTCAAATCCCTTTGTGTTACAATATGATTCAGCACTTGCGAATGATGTTAAGTCAATGTCACTTGGGTCAATACCCTTACCATAGCGGTCATTCACTAAGTAATCTAGTACACATCTTGCTGGATTGTCTGAATATGAAAGACTTGTTCCATCACTTGTACTTGGTACTTTCTTACCTTCAACTTCGAATGTAATCTGTGGTAGACCATTCTTCCATACATCACTGTCATATTCTAATCTCAAGTAAGCATAAGCAATGCCTCTAAATCTTGGGTCTGACCATGAACCTTTACCTGCTAGTCCACTGATTGCTGTTTGTGAATCAGTTCCCGGTCTAAAGTACATGTTAACTTTGCCACTGTATGGTGATTGTATTGACCAACTACCTGGGTCAGTTGAGCCTGCACTACTACAAGTTCCAGCAAGTTCTCCATCAAAGTAGATTGCTGAACACTTGTTCATTTCGCCTTCGCCAATCGCAAATACTAAATGTAAGTATGCGTTTTCAACGTCACCTACTGTTCCTTCTGTATGAGCAAATACTCTAATACCACCTGTTCTTGTTTCACCATAGATGACTGGTATTGATTGCGAAGACCCTGTCTTGTTAACCATAATACCTTGAGCACCTTGTACTTCGAACTCTGCCGCACTACCAAAGTCTGGTGTAATTGCTTTTGTAAGTTTATTTGCAATCGCTACCGAACCTGCGGCAATGACTGCACCAACAGCCACAGTTGCAATCACTGTTGCTACTGCTGTTGAAACACCTACAGCGGCAATAACGCCTGCTACTGCTGTTACGATTGCTACTACTTTAGCCATCAACGTTCTCCCGTTTGACAGTTTTTAACATTGAAATGTCTTGCTTAAAGAAACCTCTGTCTTCTAACTTTGAGATTAGCCTGTCATTGTTTTCTAATAATGGTAGATTAAGATTGTAAATGTTACATTCGTTTAACTTAACACACGCATCTATTTCATTTAATAATTGAATTAGATTTCTACCACTTCTGTATTCTTGGTCTATGCACCAAACAACTTCGTTAGCCATTTGGTAGTTGTTGTTGAACATGTACGAGTTACGAGTTGCAACATAACAAGATTTCATTTCACCTTCATCATTGCGTCCTACAATACCCATCATTATTCCTGCTTGAAACATATTCCACCAATAAACTTCTTTTGAGATGAATGGCATTTCTGTATTCTCAAAGAACGCAGAATCATACCACCATGTATTACATAACGCAATTACTTCTTTAGTGTGTCTTACATTCAATCTCTCATAAGTTAAATTCATTAGTCTGCTTGTCCCCATGCAATCTCTTTTTCATAGTTGATTGCTTCTTCAAAACAATCATCACCAGCAAAGTATGTTTGCTGATGTGCATCGTTTGTTGTACGACCATTCTTTCTTTCGAAGTTAACCCAATGTGAACTTGCTTGAATACCTACTGAAGCAGTTCTACCATCAAAGTCATGTTTAATAACTGGCTTGTCTATTCTACCATCAAATATTAACAGAGAATTACCTAACACTCCGCCATCTTGGTCTAAGAATACTTTATGTATTTTAACTGGTCTGTCAATGTAATCAAAGTCTAAGAATAGACTAACGAATGTGTCATCAACACCTGTTAGTGACATTGAAACTTTCTCAATACCATTTGTATTGTTTTCTGTAACTGAACTGACACTTAACAATCCTTGTGCTGACAAGAATGTTTTAGAATCATGTGAAATGTCTCTTGCAAAGTCTGTCAAGTATGTTGGGTTACCTGTGTCTACTATGACTTCTACAAGAGTTGCTATTGAGTTGAAACTCTTTACACTTTCAGTTTTTGCTGTTGAATTAAATCCTCTTGGCATCTTAGTTTGTCCATTGTTCTATGAAGTTAATCTTAAATCCATACAATAAAGCACTATTCACATCAAACTGTATTTCACTTTTAGCGAATATGGCATGTAATGGTATGTCATCACTAAAAGTATTTAGCGAGTGTGAGGAAGTGATGTTTTCGATTAGACCAGGCTCTATTCTAATCTTACAATTACCAGAACCGTCACTACCACCATTAGCAGAAACAATGTAAATCTTGTCATGGTTGCTGAATTGAACTAAGTTCCCGCCTTTTATGGCTGTAGTCAAGTTATTTCCAAATCCATTCACTGTAACTTCTCTAGTGCCTTTTGAATAACTTCCTGTAGATGTATGTGTAGATGAATCAGCAATATGAGTTGAATCGTTAATCAATTCTTTTGGTACATTTAACTTAAATGCTTTTGTTTGTCCTTGCATAGCAGAAAAGAAAGCAATAAATGGTTGCATCTCATCTGCGTCCATAGGAGCATATGTGTACTCTAATCTAATACGATGAGCACCTGTTGTTCGTCTTTGTGTAGTCAACGCATTTGTTGTAGAAACTAATGTAGGCATCTCAACTTCCATTGTAATCTTTGCTGGCTTGACTGTTGTTGGAAATACTCTTAGTGATGCATCACTTGAGTCCAAATATGAATAATCTGTGATTGCCATTTATGTCTCCTTTAGCCTAACGGTCCCGATGCACCTCTTGTTTGGTATGCATCTTGGATTACCGCAGTAATTGTATTTTTATTGTCTAGTAAGAACTCAATACCATCTCTTGTTGAAACAGCATTAATGTTGAAGTTAACTGTTGGTGCTTCTCCACCACCTCCACCATTCATCATACCATTTGTTTGTGCATTTGAGAACACTCTTGTATTTGATTTTGGAACAATAAGTTCTGGTCCGTTCTCACCGACGATTGCTGGTTTACCACCTGCTGCCAGACCACCTTGTGCGAACATTGGAATACCCATTGCCATCATTAATGGTTTAACAATCATAGATTGTATGACTGCTTTTGCAACCATCTGAAACACCATACCAGCAATACTTCTTAGACCATCAAACACTGATGTAACACCTGCAAACATATTGTAGAATGTGTCAGTAATAGAACCTGCCATTCCTGCAAAGCCTTGTTTGATTGTGTCAATCGTTCTGTGTGTTTGTACTTCTAATGGAGCATAGTTGCTGTTGATGTTTTTAAGTGCATTGCTGTATTGTTCTAAGTTCAGTGTACCATCAGCGTATGCTTTGTTTAACATTGGTTGTAAGTCTTTGTTGATGATGTCTTGGTCAGTTGTCTTTGTAACAACTTTAATTAAATCATCATATGCTTTCTTTGTTCTTTGAAGCAGAGTAAGTTTCTTACTACCTGATTGATTGTTTTTATTTTGATTATTAGTATTAACTACAAGTGCATCTGAATGATTTGCTAATGCTTGTTCAACTGCTTCTTGTTCTTCTTTACCTTCTGCTAATAGTCTATTGTACTCTTCCATAAACTGATTAAACCCTGCTCCTGGTTTGAACGCAGAGATGTTAATTTTAAGTCTACTGAAACTGTCTAATACTTCTTTACTTGCACCAATAATAAACTCTTTTGCAAGAGCAATGTTGTCTGTACCATAGATTCTGTTGATGTCTTCTTTAGACAAGAATACTTCATCAGGCATGTCAAATGAATCACCAAGAGAGAAGTTTTCGAATGCATTTTTACTTGCTTCCATAAGTGCATCTGCAAATGTTACATCTGTGAATGGTGCTTGAATAGCCATCTTCATTGCTTTACCAATAGACCTAAACTGATTTACAATTCTTGACCCAAAGTCAATAGCAAGTCTACCAATACCTTGAAATACTTCACTAAAGATGTCTGGTAGTTTAGTAATGATTGAGAATGCTTGTTCGTAGAATGCTCTAAATGTGTTAATCATAAAGTTTGTAATCTTTTTAACAATGTTACCTGCTGTTACAAATGCACTGTTAAACTTTTGAACTACGCCACCCATACTTAACATTTCTGGTAAGTTAGCAAAGTTTTGTTTGATGTTACCAAGTAAGTCAACAACCATGTCAGACAATCCACCAAAGATTGCTTTACCTGTAGAGACAATAAGTTTGAATCTGTCTACTAGTGTAAGAATAGCGGCACCTAATCCTGCACCAATCTTTGTTGCAAGTTGACCACTACCTTCGAACAATCCATTGAATGTGTCTAGTACTTCTTTTAATGCTGTGTTAAGACCACCTTCACCAATACCTTTGGCAAATGATGCTAAGTTGTCTTGTAGATTAGAGAACTTACCACCCATTGTTGCGGCTTGGTCAGCAAGACCTGACGCATAAGCACCACCTTCTTCACCCAATGATTTCAATGAGTTAACAAGTTCTTCTGCACTATTCGACACTGAGAGTTGTGTTGAACCCATACTTGCAATGAACTTGCCATTCTCTTGTTTGACTTTAATACCAAACTCTTTAAGTCTTTCAAACTCACCAGTCATTGCATCTGCAACTGCTTCTGACAACTGTTCAAATGATTTACCATTTGCAGCCGCTATGTTACCAAATGCTTTTAATGATTCTGCTGTAGTGTCAATACCCATTCTTTTAAGAATGATGAAAGAGTTTGCTACTTCGTCTAATTGAAATGGTGTTGTTGCTGTGAACTTCTCAATCTGAGACATAGCAACTCTGGCTCCATCTAAGGAACCAGTTACTGTTTTTAATGATGCTCTTAAAGATTCGAACTTAGCAGATGTAGTGACAATACCACTAACTACTTTTGCAAATCCAATAGCAACTAAAGCCGCTCCTGCGGCTTTCATTGCTCCGCCCATTGCACTTGCGGCTCTTGTACCTCTTGCAGACTTTGATTCGAATCTGTCTACTTGTTTGTTAATACGTTTTAGGACCGGCGTTGCTTTGTCTGTTGCCGAAACTATTAGTTTGATGTCGCTCATTTTCTCTCCTCATTAGTTCAAAGTAAGCAGACCAATGTAGAACTTCTACTGCTGGCATCTGCATTACCTCGACAACCGACTTGTTTAACTCATGTGCTATTTGAAATAAAACAAGTAACTCGCGGTCCTCAATTAGTTTTTTTCAGCGTCTCCAGTGACACCTTCATCTTCACTGTCACCCATTGCTGTTACTACTTTAAGAATTACATTTGGGTCTACTTCACGCATTAACTCTGTCTTTTCTGCTAACTTAAACATCTTCTTCCCTTCAGAATCTAATGCTCTCATAATCATCATTTCGACTAATGCTTCTGCACTTTTACCCGCATTTTGTAATTCAATAATTTTACTTTGGCTTGCAAAGTTTAGACCACCAATTCTCCAGTACACAGTTACGCCCCATTCTGGAACTTCAATGTTTCCCATACCTTTATTAGCAATCTCTCTGAAATGTTCTTTTGCTTTACTTAATACTACGCTCATTACCTTGTCCTTTTACTTTGTTTGTATTTACCAGCACGAATGTCTTTCTGTAACTTCTTTTGTGCTGGCTTTGTCATTCCCTTTGGAGCATACGGCTTACTTGGTCCTGTATGTCCTCCGGCGTCTAAGTATTTAACATACTCGACATTGTTCTTAATTATTCCTCTGCCTTTACCAGCATTGGAAGAAACAGTCCACCCATCACGGGCTTTACCAGTCTTAACAGGGGTTCTGTCTTTTAAGTCTTGCACTAAATCTTTAGTCATGTCTTTGACTCTAGTGTGCAATTCTAGTATGATGTCTCCCTTGCGTACAACTTTTATTCCCATGATGGATGATCCTTAACTATTATGTCAACGCAGAATTGCCCTGAATAGTAACTGACATTTCTGCCATACCATCGTGTGCAACTGAACGTGAAATACCAGTCACAATACCTGTGCCAGCGTATGACTCAAACGATGCAGTTGAATCGTCTACATAGAATTTGAATTCATATGTTGTACCGATTACAATTGTCGAAACGATTGAGTTTTGCTCAGTAAACTGTTCACTACCATCCGAATCATCGATTGGTATGTAAAGGTCTGCTGTGCCTGACCAAGTTTTGTGTGTTGTTTTGTAACTACGTACGCCTGCACTACCCATGTTAGTTGATTCAACTGTGTCAGCAGATTCTTCTACCGACCATGAACGAATCTCTGCGATTGTTTCATAAGTTGAACCGCCTGCTACATCAATATGTACTGCGCCGCCAGTTCCCGCTTTTGTGATTCTAGCCATTATTCATTCTCCTCATTTAGGTCTAAATCTAAATCTACTTGCACTTCTGCTTTCAATTCTTTCTTTGGTTTTGGTGTTCCCACCGCTTTGTCAACCATCTTCCATCCATTTTTCATATGGTAATCAACATCTGTCTCAGGAATACGAGACATAAGTTGACCTGATGGTGTCTTCATCTTTACAAGTTTCATCATGTAACTCCTCTTTTGAATATGTAATTGACTTCTACTGTCACCTTAAAGTTCCCATAAGGATGTTCAAGGTTTTCACCCATTGTAACTTCCTTAACTTGAGTGTCTTTCGCTTTGCCACCTCGAGTTCTGTCAGCATCTAGTATTTCTTCTATTGCTTCAATCAAATCATTAATTGAAGTGTCTAATGCTTTGTCATTTGCTTTAACGAAACACGTTATTTCAACTGACATTACACCCTCTCTCAAAATACTACTACCACCCATTGTTAAGTCGGTTCTGCTTTCATTTCCAGCAGTGACAATAACATGTGGGAAGTGTGTTCTTGCTAACTTGTAGAACTCTGTTTCATCCCGAAACATTGGCTCACGTGTAACTGAACCCATCTTGACCGTATTGATGTTTTGCAACTTCAACACAATGTCTTTAGTGATGTCTTCACGTACACTCATCTTGTTAACCTGTCCATTCTAGTAAAAGTCTTTTCAGAATCTTCATAAGAAGCGTCTCCATCAGAATCATAGTCCACTCCGGTTCTTAACTCACGTGTGTAAGTTTCCTCGTAGCGGTCTCTGTAAAATGCAGCCATGCCCATAAAGATGTCGTCTGGTCTAAAAGAACTTAAACGTGGAAGAATGAAATATGCTAGAGCCACGTAAACTGTTACCTCTGTCCATTGTGCGTCACGTAGTTTAGTGTCATCAAAATCGTTAGGATGATTAGTCCACCATTCTGATTTCAAACGTTTATTAACTGTGTCTGTTGCACGTGTTAATTCGTTTGTAAACGATGCAACACCATGTTCA